CCCAACGGCCACAGGTGCAATTATAAGACTTGCTTAATACATAAATCATAGAAACCAAGAGTATTACAGCAATGTGATAAACTTGGTTCTATTTAAACGGAAATTTATGTATGCCTTTAGCAAGTTTTAAATTCAAAGCAGGAATTAATAAGGAAAACACTGACTACTCTGAAGAGGGTGGTTGGGTTAATGCTAACTTTATTAGATTTCGCAAAGGTGTAGCTGAAAAAATAGGCGGATGGGTTAAGTATGTTGAATCCGCTTTTCTTGGCATAGGCAGAGCCATACATTCATGGATTGCCCTGGATGGAACAAAATATGCGGGCCTAGGCACAACTTTAAAATATTACATTGAAGCTGGTGCAGTTCTCAATGATGTAACTCCGATAAGAAGCACAACCGCAGCTGGAGATGTTACTTTTTCAGCAACCGATGGATCTTCAACCATTACGGTTTCAGATACAGCAAACGGATCACTATTAAACGATTTTGTTACCTTCTCAGGTGCCGTGTCGTTAGGCGGCTTAATTACAGCCGATGTTTTAAACCAAGAATATCAAATACAAAGTATTGTTGATGCAGACTCTTATACTATTACAGCTAAAGACACTTCAGGTATTACAGTTACTGCAAATGCATCCGACACTGGTAATGGCGGTTCGAGTGTTGTGGGCGAGTATCAAATCAATGTTGGCCTAGACGATTACGTTCAATCCACGGGTTGGGGTGTAAATACATTTGGTGCAGGTGCCTGGGGATCATCTTCTCCACTATCAGCAAACAACCAATTAAGACTTTGGACACACGATAACTTCGGTGAAGATTTAGTTATTAATCCAAGAGGTGGAGGCATTTATTATTGGGATGAATCCAATGGCTTGGCTACCAGGGCAGAAGAATTACAAGGATTAAGTGGGGCCAGTTTTGTACCAACACTTGGATTGCAGGTTATAACCTCAGAAACAGACAGGCATTTAATTGTCCTAGGTGCTGATCCTATTAATGATGCAGGCACAGCTAGGACAGGAGCTATAGATCCGCTGCTGGTTGCATTTAGTGATCAAGAAAATGCTTTAGACTTTGAGCCATTAGCCACAAACACTGCTGGTTCTGTTCAGCTATCTAGCGGATCATTAATAATCGGTGGCCTTAAATCCAGGCAAGAAATTTTAATATGGACAGATACATCTTTGTACTCCATGCAATTTATAGGCCCGCCACTTACTTTTGCGGTAAATTTAATTAATGAAGGTGTTGGTTTGCTAGCACCAAAAGCAGCAGGAAATACACCAGCAGGTGTTATTTTTATGAGCAAACAAGGATTCCATATTTACAATGGTGCAGTTCAAAAGCTCCCATGTTCTGTTAAAGATTATGTTTATTCTGATCTCGACATGTCACAGTCGTTTAAATGTTTTGCCGCAGTCAATCAAGAATTTGGCGAAATATGGTTCTTTTATCCAAGCCTGGAAGATGGCACTGGTGAAATATCAAGATACGTTTTATATAACTATGAAGAAAATGTTTGGTCTATTGGATCCCTGGTACGACACGCTTGGAAAGAAAGCGGAGTAGAAAATAAACCGTTAGCAACAGGCGGCAGTGATTCTAGTTATTATTTATATTCACATGAAGAAGGCTCAAACGATGATACCAACCCCATGACAAATGTGTTTATCGAATCAGCCGATTTAGATATTGGTGATGGAGAAAACTTTGCTTTTGTTAAAAAAGTTTTACCTGATGTTAAGTTTTTAACAGAAACTGACACCAATACTCCTGCTATTAATTTTGTATTAAAGCGTAGAGATTTTTCAAATCAATCTCTCACAACAGACTCAACCACACAAATTACTGCGGCCAGCACCGAAGGATTTTTAAGAAGTCGTGGCCGTCAATTTGTGCTGCGATTTGAGTCAGACGATGACAATGTTTCACCAGCAAACAATAAAGATTTCAAATGGAGGTTGGGATCAACAAGGCTTGATGTACAGGCTTCGGGTAGAAGGTAGTGGCTAAACTTTTACCCACTCGTTTACCCCTGGCTGCTCAAGAGGTAACACCCGATCTTTTTAACCGATTGGTTCGTATTTTAGAACTTAACTTGGGGCCAATCGATCCTAATGCTGTACCTCTTTTTAATGAGACACAAAAGTCGCAACTCCAATTTCAAACTGGTGCTATAATATTTAACACCACATTGGGTATTCATCAGGCTTATGATGGTACGCAATGGCGAGACTTATATGGTCTCCAGGTATATTTAACTGGTCTTGAAGTAACTTCAGGCCTTGGAGCAGTAACAGTTAGTACACCATAATGGATATAGAGTTAAAAGAAAGAATACAAAAAATGTTACCTGAAGAAGCTGGCATAGATGTCGGTTTAGTCGAGGAAGCTGTTACGCAAAGAAGCCCCCAAACCATCAATCAACTTATGACGGCACCTAATATGATAGACGAGCAAATTAGAAACCTTTTATTAAGAAAGCCAAAAATTTCTTCACCTGTTCAATTAAATGCAGAACAAATGCAATCAGTTCCAGCACCTATGCCTGATATGTCGGGCCAAATGAGTGATGAAGAAAGAATGATGATCATGCAAAGAATTCAAGAGATGCAAGGTCAGCCTGTCATGATGCAAGAAGGTGGTGATCCTATGATGGAAATGATGGGTGATATTCCTTTAGATGCTGAAGAGCAACAAACATTACAACAGTTAATTCAAACAGGAGAGCAAAAACAGGAAGCTCCTTTATTTGAACAAGCACAAATGTTGGCCGCAGAAGGCACAGGTGAAGATACTGTTCTTGCTCATTTAAGACCAGGCGAGGTTGTATTGCCTCCTGAGTTTATGCAAGATGCAGAATTTGAAAACCAGGTAGAAGCAAAATTTGATGAATTTAATTTAGACCCAGCAACAGCAATGGTCGGAAGTGGTATAGCTACTTTAAATCCAATGACTGGTTTAGAAGAATTTGGCATATTCAAAAAGATAGGAAAATCTCTTAAAAAGGTTGTTAAGAAAATTGCACCCGTTGCAGGACCATTAGCAAACTTTATTCCAGGAGTTGGCCCAGTATTGGCAGCAGGAATAGGTGCAGCAACTAATGTTGCAGCAGGTAAAGGTTTAAAAGGAGCCATTAGTGGTGCTCTTGGTGGCTATGGTACTGGCAAACTTATGGGCGGAATAGGAGGCTTGGGAAGTGTTGGCGGTAAAGCGGTTGGACCAGGAGGATTTCAAGACCTTGGATTTTTTGATAAATTCAGAGCACTTGGTTCAGGTGCTAAAGCTGGCATAGGAAGTTTATTTGGCGGCCCACAACAAAGCGTGCAAGATATTTATGCAGGAGCAGATCCATCAACACAAGTTAGAATCGACAGACTGTTGTCCGAAGGTGCAAGTGAAGCTGAAATATTACAAAACCTTAGTCAATCAGGCATGATGCCACAAGCAGGTGGTGGCCTAGGCAGTTTATTTGGTGGTACCAAAGGACAGTCTCGATTAGGAATGATTGAAGATCTTTTAAAAGGCAGGCCTTCAGATCCAGTTAGACAAGGCGGTCTAGGACAAATTTTTAGTGGTGCTGGTGGTGCTGGTGGCATGGGAGGAGGCTTTGGCCTTGGCGATGTCGGAGCAGCTGGACTAGCTGGTTTATTCGGTAAGTTGGCCTATGAAGAAGCTAAAAAAGCTAAGGGCGTTCCTTTAACACCATTAGTAACCATGGGACCAACAGGTCGATACAACATTGAAGCAGAAATTGCTAGAAGAATGGGCCAACAAGCACCTAATCCAGTAGAGTTTGGTTTATTGCCTGAAGGCACAATACCTCAACTTTCAGGAGGCATGGCATACGGTGGACCAGTTCAGGCTTTTGCTGACGGTGGTGCTGTAGCTATGATGAATGAAGGCGGTGAAATGGAAGTTGAAATTGACATGAATGATTTTGACAGAATGAATGGTGATATTGATGGCCCTGGAACCGAAACTTCCGATGAAATACCAGCCATGCTTTCAGACGGTGAATTTGTAATGACAGGCCGTGCTGTTAGAGGTGCTGGTTCTTATGAATTACAAAAGGGCGAAAACGGAATTATTAGTTTGATCCCATCTTTTGAAGAAGATAGGGAAAGAGGAACCCAGCTTATGTATCAAATCATGGATATGTTTGCAGAAACTGCGAGGGCAAGTTAATGGGATTATTCAATAAATTAAGAAAAGGGATGAAAAAGCAAGTAGCTCAAATGCCTAGAGGCATTGCAAGAGATATGGGCCCTGGTAATATCCCAAGACGTAGTGGTGGCTTATTTCGTGGTTTGCCTATGGCAAAACCAATAATGGGTGACATGCGTTTTAGAGGAAGCATGCCTTCAATTATAGAAGGCAGAGCAGAAAGATTGCCCACAGCACCTTCGGGTATTGCTGGTTTAATGGATAGACTAAAAAATATTTCTATATTTGGTCAAAAAATGCCACAACCAATGCCAGGAGCTATGCCGCAGGTTGATATGCAAAATATCCCACAAATTCCTACAAGGGAATCTATTCAAGACTATGTTCGTGAAAATATTGATTTATCAAACCTACAGTCAAGAATGCCAAACATTCAAATGTTCCAGGAGGGTGGCTTTGTTGGTACTATGGGTGGCCCAGGTTATGGCGAGTACCCACTAGGTACAGCAGGACCAAGGGTTGATCCAAGTGATCCTAATTACATACCTCCTCCAACTAATCGACCAACCCTACAAGCACCTGTAATGCAAACAGGGGGAAATGATCCTTTTGTCAGTGGTGCAACTCGTATTGAAGCTGGCCTGGATCCACTATCAAGACAATTACTCTTTGGTTTAGATGGACGAGGCGGATTTATACCTGGTGCATTTAGAGCCGCTGAGAGAACTTTTTTTACACCTGAGGGTGAAGCCAGGGTAATACCTGAAGAAATCGCAGGATTAACTCCTGATCAACTCAGAGCCATGGAAATTGCCAGGCAGACTGGCGTTCAAGATCCATATTTACAACAAGCAAGACAGGCTTATGAAAGAGGTCTTGGTGCTTTAGGTCAAGGATTTGGTAGAGCAGAAGCAGAACAAAGAAGAGCCGTTCAAGATGTTTTAGGCGGTGTAAGCCAAGCAGAAGCTCTTAGAGGCCGTGGTTTAGCTGGCCTTACTGGTGCCCTTGGTGAAGCAGGACAGATTGCTAGAGGAGCTACAGGAATATTTGGTGCAGGATTGAGAGATCCTGAAGCATTATTCAGAGGAACTCTCGGTGGTTATGATCCGAGAATGACTGAACAATTTTATGATCCTTTTGAAGAGCGTGTCGTTCAACAAACCATACGAGATGTTTTAGAAAGAGGTGAACAGGCAGACATAGCTGCTAGAGCAGCAGATATTGGTCGAGGTGGAGAATCAGCTTTTGGTTCTAGGGCTCGACTAATGGCTGGTGAAAGAGAAAGAGCATTGGGCCGTGGCCTCGGAGAGGCTATCAGCGGTATTAGATCCGCTGGATTCCAAAGAGCTCAACAAGCAGGCATGGGTGAATTTGGCAGACAATTAGAGGCCCGCAGACAAGCAGCTAGTGGATTAGCTGGATTGGCTGGCCAAAGATTGGGTGCACAACAAACATTGGGCCAAACTTTAGCTGGTTTAGGCTCAACACAACAACAGGCATTAAGCCAGGCAGGTCAACAAGCATTAGGAGCACAACAAGCATTAGCAGGTGCTAGATCAGGGCTTGCAGGATTACAACAACAAATGGCTGCACAACAACAGGCAGCACAATTCGGAGCGGGACAAGCATTAGCTGGTTTGGGCACACAAGCTCAAATGGCACAACAAGCGGATATTTCACAGTTGCTAGGGGTAGGAGCACAACAGCAGCAACA